GGCCCCCGCACCCCAGTCCGCTCAAAGGAGAAAGAAAAAGCGAACAGGGCGCAGAGGCCACGCGAACTCACCCTACCGCCAGTCGGAGACAACCCCGCTGGCGGCGGCGTAAAAAGTCCGGGGAAGCCTCCGACCATCCAGTCGGAGACAACCCGCACCTTTTACCCCTCCTCGGCGAGGAAGTCGTAGACAACCTCCATCGTGCGAGCGTCGACAGTCCATGCCGGTACATAGCCGCACAAGTCCAGCCCCCTACCGTCGTGCCGTGACCCCAGCAAGGTGCTGACGTAGTAGCGGCTCACAAACTGCCCGTGCGGACCGAACCGCTCATCACCGGCATAGGTAGCGTCGTAGAACTCCGCCATCGGCCTCCTCTCGTCATGAGTCAGGCAATCGTCAAGCCCGTACCGGTCGCCCTTACGGACGATGCGGACGGTAAACCGTTTCCCGTTGGGGACCTGAACGCTTGTCGTTGTGTCTGTCATTGCATTTCTCCTTGGTTTAGTTGGGACTGAACAGTCCGGAACGCCTACCCCCCGAAGGGGGTAGGACATCCGCACGGTTCAGCAAGTGCCCCAGCAGACTGCCGGGTCCGTCACGTTGCCGTAAATGACGACGGCGGCGAGGACCAGCGACGTGGCGACGCTGACGACGAACAGGGCGTCGACTACTCGGCGGATCATGACGCCTCCAGCATGTTCAGCACTTTCGCCCGGTAGGGCACGCCGTCTAGGTCGGTCTCTATGTAGCCACCGTCGACGATGACCATGTACCCGGTCGGGCGGGCCAGTTGCTCACCGGGTACCCGTTCGGTCATGAGCGCCCATCCGATTACACGGTCGCCGTCTAGTTCAGCGTCGGCGGGTAGCCAGTCGGGGCGGGTGCGGTGTAGTTGGTACATATCGTCTTCGGTCATGAGTTGTCCTCGCAGTCGTGCCCGTAGTCCCATTCTTCGGCGTCGGTCTCGTCGGTCAGGTCAAACTTGCGCCCGCACTCGGGGCAGGTGGCGGTGAGTTTCAGGATCATGCCCATCGCTCCTTTTCAGGTCTCGGGGTTGTTTTCGACGATGGCGGTGACGATGGCGTCGGCGATGGTTGTGACCATCTCGTAGATCGCCTGGAACATGGCGATGCGGAGCCCTTCTACTGGAGTGTGCGTCGGTTCCATACCGTGTTCGTTCAGCCAGACTTCGTAGTAGCCGGGGCGGGAAAGGTTCTCGGCGGCCCATTGCAACACGTCGTAGGTGTAGGTCGTCTCGGCGTCGGCGATGCGGTCAGCGACTTCGTAGACCTCCGGGTAGTCGTCTAGGAAGTCGGCGTCAGGGGCGCCTTCGCCGGTGAGGTCGTCGACGATGCGTCGGGCGACCCAATAGCGCCAGTCGTTCGGGGACTCGCCGTCGTGAGCGTCACGGACTGCCTCACGGAGCCAGTCGGGGCAGTCGTCGGCGAGGTAGGCGTAGGGCTTGCCGTCGGCGCGGTTGGCGATGACGAAGTGGTGAGTGAGGGACGGGTTAAGGGTTGGGGTGGTACTCATGGCGTTTGCCTTTCTGTTGGGGTGGTGCCGTCATACTTGCATGGCGGCGTGCATGAGGTCAAGTTAAAGCTGATCCGTTCCGGGTTCGGCGACGCTGAACTCGCGGATCGTGAGGTCGGGGTGGGGGTCGTCTAGGTTGAAATATTCCGAAAGGTTGTGCACCTGACCGCCGTCAGCAATCTCGGCGACGATGGTCAGCACCTGAACACGTCCGGCGCGCTTGCTGTCCGTATGCGTCATGACTGATCCAGTTCGGGGTTGTGATCGCAGACATAGTGAAGCATCTCGGTCAGCAGTCCGCCGTAGCGCCCGCAGAACGGGTCGGCGGCGTCGTAGTAGTCGGTCTCCGGGTCGTAGTCGCGGGCCACGTCTACGATGCGGTAGCCGCTGAACGCTAGAAAGTCGACGACCTGCCGGGCTTCCTCTAGTTCGTCGGCGTCTAGCCCGGAGGCGTCGCCGTTAATCAGGAAGGTGGCCCAATAGGCGGGCAGGTCCACCTCTAGTGACCGGGCGTGGCCGGTGCGGTCGGGACGGTGGCGGGTGGTGAGCATGGCGTTTGGCCTTTCTGTTGGGTTGGGGTGGGGGTCAGTAGCGGGCGGGGGGCAGGTCGGCCCACTCGCCGTCGTCGTCATGTTCGGCGATCCAGTCGGCGAGGGCTTGCAGGTCGTCGGCGTCGTCGGGGTAGTCCCGTTCGGCGATGGCGATGGCCTGATCCAGTTCGTCGCGGATACGGGCGGGACCCTCGCCGGGGTATAGTTCCAAATTTCCGGCGGAGGCGAGGGCGTAAAGGGCCGTCATCATTCCGCCGTGATAGTCGGCGGCGAGGAAACAACCGGCGAGGGCGTCGGAACCCTCCGGAATGTTGGCGGTAGTCGGGGTGGTCATGGCGTTTGGCCTTTCTGTTGGGTTGGGGTAGGTCGTCGAATATGGGTTAGGCGTTACCACGTCTCGGGGCGGTCAGGGCGACGCCGTGAGGCGATAGGGCCACGTCCGCCGTGTTTGTCAAAATAAGCCTCAGTCGGCACGCCGTAGGTGGTATGCCCGTTTGAGCACGTCACCTGAGGCGCGATGCCTGAGGGCAACATTTGGTCAGCGTCCGTCACGTTTTCGCACCGGCAAATGGTGCACGCTCGGGGGTCGGTTCGGGGGTCATGCATGGCGGGGCCTTTCTGTTGGGTTGGGTCGGGGGTCACGGGCGGGGGGCGGTAACAATTTGAGCGAGCACGTCGCCCCCGGCGCCCTTCGCCTTAATCGTTCGGATGTCGGGAACGTCGCGCCAGTCCGTGCTCACGGCGTAGAGGTCCAGCACCGGGAACATATCCCGGAGGCAATCCAGCACCCCCGCATCGGTCAGCATCTCCAACTCGTGACGGGCGAGGCTTACGTCGTAGTAGGGGTGGGACTGTTGCGGGGTGAGGCCGTGGCGTCCGTAGGTGTAGGGCGTTTGGGTTGACATTTTGGGGTTCCTAACTGTTGGGGTGGGGTTGGGGATCAAATGAGCCGGAACGACTCGGTGAGCATGGCGTGGATGGTGAGGGCGGCGAGAATGCCGACGGCGAGAATGACGGGGGCGTAGCTCTCGGCGAACCGTTCTACGGTGCGGTCAAACTTGCGGGCGATGCGGTTCAACATTTTGGGGTTCCTATCTCCGGGGGTCACTCGCCCCCGGCACCAATAGCTAAGCATAACGCCATGCACATTGCAACACTTTACCCGCAGAAAATTTCCGGCCCCTTCCCTTTTCCCTTACAAATAAAGGGAAAACGGCCCCAAAATTTCCCCGTCGACGGCCCCCGCCAAACGGTAGAGGCTTGCCCTGGATGGCGTAGCGTCTCGCCCCGTCGCACCCCCTTCGCCCGCCCCCTTAGGTCACCGCCACGCCCCCCGCCCGTATCGCCGCCCGCTACGGGTACCCGGCAGGGGGTAGGGGTGTCCCGCACGTCCGGCGCGACGCCCGGGGGTATTGTGCGGACAAGCAGACAATGCCGGGAGGGTGTACGGTTGTCCGGACAATAGGCGGAACCCGGGCCATGCCGGGGGGCGGGGGGGCTGGGCACCTACGTCTAGCGCAAATTATTTCACCAAGTATCATGTAACCATCATGGTGACACCAGCCCAACTCAAAGTGTTTTGGAAGTGCGTCGATGAAGGCGCCTCAATCGCACATGCGTGCAGGACAGCAGGATTCTCTAGACCGACTGGCGACAAGATTCTCAAGGAGGAGCGTGGGCGTGAGCTAGTGAAGCCCAAGAACCCCGAGAAGCATTGGTCGCAGCGGTCAGGTCTCAACAAGGACCCTCGGACGCAGGGGCATCAGGAGGCGCACCTGCCCGAACCCGTGCAGTACGACGGACTGTCGGAGGAAGCCGCTCACGCCTTGGACGATTTCCACTACTTCAGCGAGCGTTACTTCGGCAGGGTGGCTACGCCGTGGCGCAAGGAGGCAGCCGACATTGTTCTGAAGCTGTACGAGGATGACGAGAAGCGGTTTGCGGTCGTGAACTGCCCGCCCGGTTCGGGCAAGACGGCCTTGTTTGCTCATGACATTCCGGCGTGGTTGACGATGCGGGATCGTCGCATCCGTGGCGTGTTGGGTTCGTGGGGCATGACGACTGCTGGTTCGTACACCCGTCGGCTTCGCACGACGTTTGAGCGCACGGCGTTGGTGCCGGTGTCGGATGATCTGGTTGCGAAGGGTATGGAGGCGGACCCTTCTGGCGTGTTGGCTGTCGATTACGGTCGGATCAAGCCGTTGGGCCAGTCGGATTTTTGGACGGCGAACTCGTTTACGGTTGAGCAGTTGGATGGGCGTGCGCCTGCGGACAAGGAGCCGACGTGGACGGCGTTCGGTAACGGCGAGATCATCGGCTGGCGTGTTGACTTCCTGATCTTCGATGACCTTGTGACGGTGAGGAAGATGGATTCGGAGGCGGAGCAGCAGCGCACGAGGGTGTGGTGGGATGCTGAGGTTGAGAAGCGTCTTGAGCCGGGTGGTTTGTTAATTCTTGAGGGTCAGCGGTTGGGGCCGAATGAGCATTACCGGTATTGCTTGGACAAGTTGGACATTGACGAGGACGACATTGTTGAGCTTGAGGGTGTCGATCCGGATATGGATGACACGCATCGCCGCAAGTACCACCACATTGTGTTTAGGGCGCATTACCCGGAGAAGTGTGAGGGGGGCACGTCGAAGGAGCCGCATCATCATCCGAAGACGGCGTTGCCGTATCCGGATGGGTGTTTGCTTGATCCTCGCCGGTTGACGTATCGGGATTTGTTGCGTGAGCAGGCGGAGAACCCGTTGCGGTTTGAGACGGTGTTTCAGCAGAACGACACGTCGCCTGACACGGTGTTGGTTCCGAAGCATTGGATTGATGGTGACGACGATCATCCGGGGTGTTGGGATCGTGACCGTGATGCTTGGGAGTTGCCTGAGTTGGATGGTGAGTTGATTACGGTTGTGGCGGTTGATCCGTCACCGACGAAGAATTGGGCGGTGCAGGCGTGGGCGTATCATCCGTCGTCTGAGTCGTATTTCTTGTTGGATTTGTTTCGTGGGGCGATGACGCAGCCGGAGTTTTTGTATGGCGAGGGCGATTCGTATTCGGGCGTGTTGGAGGAGATGCGTCTGGATTTTGAGGCGATTGGGTTGCCGCTGCGGAATGTGATCTTTGAGAAGAATGTGGCGCAGCGGTGGTTCTTGCAGCAGCCGTATGTCGATAAGTGGAAGCGGAAGCATCACGTCCGTATCCACGATCATGAGACGCACCATAAGAATAAGGCGGACCCGAAGTATGGGGTGACGATGCTGCGTCCGCTGTTTGAGGAGGGCAATATTCGCTTGCCAGGTTTGCAGACTCCGTCGGGTGCGTCTCCGAGAGACTTTACTGGTAGGCGTAACGCCATTAAGCTAGTTAATGAGGTGACTCGGTATTCGTTGCAGCATGGCGCTTCGGGGACTGACGATCAGATCATGGCTTGCTGGATGATGGCAAACAAAGTCCGCGTACTGAAGGCTCCGGACCCTTCTAGGATGCCTAGGTTGAATTCGCATTTGGCGAGTTGGCTTGGCGGAAGGTCTAGGGTTGATGCCTAGTGATGGTGCGTTTGGGACTATCCCTGAGGGTGCGACGTTGTTGGGTGGCATTTCCATCTTTTCGTTTTTGGACAATGAGGCGGAGGAGATGTGGTGCTACATGGCGGATGGTATGACGCCGACGAAGGCGGTTGGTTTGTTGGAGCAGGTGAAGCTGGTGATTGCTCACGACGCTTGCAAGGAGTTGTTCGATGATTAGTGCTGATGAGGTCGTTGAGCTTTACAACTCTCGGGTGTATGACGAGGGTTCTACGAAGCAGGTGATGCGGGAGATCGCTGATCTGTATGACGGCGACATTATTGTGCCGTTGCCTGAGTTCCAGTCTGATGAGCGTCCTGCGATTGCGAACATTGCTCGCCAGGGCATCAATCAGACGGCGCAGCGGATTGCGTCGGTGTTTCCTGAGATTGATGCGTTGCCTGCGGCGGCGTCGAAGCGTGAGTTGGATAAGGCTCGTTCTCGCCGTCGGGCGTTTTATGCGTTTCATGAGATGAATAAGTCGCAGCGGAAGCTGCGTCGTGCGGCCCGGTATTTGGTTGGGTATGCGTCGGCTCCGTTGCGGGTGCGTCCGAATATGAGTGGCGAGTTCCCGCAGTTTGATGTGCGGTCGCCGTTGGCGACGTATGCGTGTCCGACGGGTGATCCGGATGACATGCTGCCGCCTGATTGTATTTTTGCGAATCGGCAGACGTTGGGTTGGTTGCAGCGTTCGCATCCGGAGGCGGCTGCCCGTTTGGGTGTGAAGCGGGGCGATACGTCTGAGACGGCGATTGACGTTTTGGAGTATGTCGATTCGGATGTGATTTGGTTGATCGCTGCTCGCCGTCAGGGCGAGGGTAGTGACGATTTTGATTTTAATGATTCGTTGTCGTCGGGTGAGATTCATTTGGCTGCGGATTGGGCGCCTATTGCGATGGTGCCGAATCGTGCGGGTATGCCGTTGGTGGTGATGCCGGGTGAGATTTCGTTGTCGCAGCAGAAGTCGGGGTATCACCAGATCATTGGCATGTATCAGCGTGCGGCTGAGATGGATGCGTTGGCGTACATTGCGACTCGTCAGGGGATTCTTGGTGAGACGTGGGTGATTGCGAATCCGTCTGAGGAGCCGGAGTTGCGTCAGGCGCCGAATCCGTTTGATGGCATTCCGGGCATTGTGAAGGGTGGTTCGATTCAGTATCGGAATACTCCTCCGCAGTTTATGGAGCGGACTGCTGTTGGTGATTTGGAGCGGGCGCAGCGTTTGACGGCGGGGTTGCCGTCTGAGTTGGGTGGCGAGGCTGCGGCGAATGTGCGGACTGGTCGGCGTGCGGATCAGTTGTTGGCTGCGGTGTTGGATTTCCCGGTGCAGGAAGCGCATCAGTTGTTTGAGGAGTCGCTTGAGCATGTGAACGAGGCGATGGCTCGTATTGATCATGCGTATTTCCCTGAGTCGGAGAAGGTGTATGCGGTCCGGTTTGGGGCTGAGCACGGGAATTTGTCGTACAAGCCTGGTGATTTGTGGGTGGATAACGGCGGCAAGGTGTCGTGCAAGTCGAAGGTTTCGTATTTTGCGGCTGGTTTGGATGCGGGTGACCGGATTGTTGCGTTGGGTCAGCGTCTTGGGATGGGGACGATTTCTCAGGAGACGGTGATGCGGCATGATCCGCTGGTTGATGATGTTGAGGGCGAGAAGTCTCGTTCTACGGCGGAGTCGATTGAGCGGGCGATTTTGACGCAGGTGCAGACGTTGGCTGCGTCGCCTGAGTCGCCGTTCTCGGTTCGGGATTTCTCGTCGCTGATTAAGAAGGTTCGCACGGGGATGCGGATTGATTTGGCGTGGGATGAGGTTGAGACGGAGATTGAGGAGCGTCGTCAGGCTGAGCAGGCAGCGCAGCAGCAGCAGCAGGTTCCTGCGGGGGCTGCGATGATGGGGGGTCCGATGGGGGCTGGTCCTGAGGCTGAGGTTGCGGGGGCTATCGCGCCTCCGCCTGATGATTTGCGTAATCTGTCGTCAATGTTGACTGCCGCTCGTTCGCCTGCTGCGTTCGTCGGCCCGCAGGGTTAGGAGCCTTTGTGCGTAATGCTGAGTTGAAGATTCCGGTTGTTGTTGTTGAGGAGTCCGATCTTGCGGGCATCAACGATGAGGCTCGGGTGAATGGCGAGATGGAGTCGGTGCGGCAGGGTATTGCTGCGAACTTTGATCGTTCGGTGACGGTGCAGGTCGGCATGGCTGCTGATCCTCGTAAGGGGTCGGTGCCGTGGGTGTCGATTGGTGGGGTGCGTTTGTTCGCTGGTGAAGCTGTTGCGTTTTTCCCGTCTGGGGCGGTGAAGGTGGATGCACCTGAGGCGCCTAAGCCGGTGAAGAAGGCTGTGAAGAAGGCAACGAAGAAGTCTGAGGAGGACTGATGCCAGGACATTATGGACACGGTAAGAAGGCTGGCGGCATGAAGAAGAAGCCGATGAAGAAGGCGAAGAAGGCGTCGAAGCGTCGCTGATGGCTGGCTTGTACGACAACATTCGCAAGAAGCGGAATCGCATCAAGCGTGGTTCTGGCGAGAAGATGCGGAAGCCTGGGTCGAAGGGTGCGCCTACGGATAAGGCGTTTAGGGATTCGGCTAAGACGGCGAAGAAGCGTCCGGTGAAGAAGGCTGCTGCAAAGAAGGCTACGAAGAAGGCAGCGAAGAAGAGGAAGTGACATGGCGAAGAAACCTGATCCTCGTCTGAAGCGTGCGGGCGTTTCGGGCTACAACAAGCCGAAGCGCACTCCGAATCATCCGACGAAGAGCCATGTTGTTGTGGCGAAGTGTGGCGATGGTTCGATCAAGACGATTCGTTTTGGTCAGCAGGGCGTGAAGGGTGCTGGCAAGAACCCGAAGACGGCGAAGGAGAAGGCTCGTCGCAAGTCGTTTAAAGCTCGTCATGCGAAGAACATTGCGAAGGGCAAGTGTTCTGCTGCGTATTGGGCGAACAGGGTGAAGTGGTAATGGCTGCTCAATTTAACCGTACTGATTTGATGGATACTTCTCGGCTGCCGAGTGAGGCTGCGGCTGAGACGCAGGGTGAGGCGTCAAGGCGCGCTGGGGTGGTTTCTGAAACGCCTTCGCCTCGCCCTGCTCGTCCTCCGGTGGTTCGACGGTCGGAGCGTCCGGGTGAGCCGGTGCAGGCTGGGTTGCCGATTGGTCCGGGTCCGGGCCGTCGGGCTATGCCGGTGTCTCGCAATCAAATGTTTTTTGATGACATGCAGGCGATTCTTCGCCGCACGAAAGACC